GTGTCTGCAACTATCCATAATTTTATTGTTCATCAAATTAAGCGTGACAGCTCTAGAGCGGCAATGTTAATAGAGCGCTTTCAAGAGAATGATATAGATGAGCTTACTACTGATGTTGTTAGTAGTCTTTTAAGCTTATTTAATAAGACCGGATTACAGACAGGAACTTTTAGCCAAGTTAGCGGAAAACCTAAGTTTGAACAGGTTTTAGAAAGATATTCTTCCATCAATGAGGATGTTTTTTCTTTCCCTGACTTCACTCAAATGTCAATTGATTTGGCTAGAATTCTTGAAGGTGAAATGAATAAAGGCGCTGGTAAAATAGCGAAGCCAACATATATTGTGTTTTTTCATCACTCATTCGGTTCTAAACACTATTTATCGGTTATTACTCTCCTCGAAACAAAAGGTTTTACGCTAGAAGAACTATCGTTCAAGCTTATTGATAGACTTGATCTTGATAAATTGCATCTTGCAGCAAGAATAAGACTTAATGATTGGAACGATGAAATAGATGAAAGATATATATCTTTTAGAGTAGGGCGTGCAAGCGAAATTCGTGATTACTTTAAAGATTTCATAGGTTGCGAAGAGTTCACTCAGGCTAAAATTGAAACTAAAGGATTAGTTGATGCTATCAAACATTGCCTGCAATTAGTTCATGAAAGTGAACCACAACTAATAAATGAAAAGCTAGAACTGGCAGAGGGCTTTTGTAAAAAGCATAAGGATGATGATGGGAAAATCAGTCTCGAAGTTTTAGGCAGACATTTATTTCCTGAACATGAGCATCTTCTCCTTAATGTGGCACAAAATGAACCGTACAATTTAAGTGAACGTGTTAGTATTGATAACACAGGTTTGAAAGCGTTAGTTCGTTATCGCGGCAGTGATAAAAGGATGAGCATAAGTTTTGATGCTGATTTATTAACATCTAAAGCGGTTGAATTTGACTCAACAACTGGGAAATTAACATTCAATCAGATACCAATGGTTTTACGAAAAGCATTAGAAAAGGGATAATGTAGGGGGCTGAAATGGCTAGATTTGAAAGTATGAAACAATTACTCGCGTTGTCCTGTGAGGATATTGTTTATGCTGATGATATTGTCCATGTTCATCTGCCAATGGTTCAGACAGTATATGATTTCGCATCAATATGTGCTGAACAAAATTTAATATCACAGACGTTTTCATTTGTTTTTAAAGGGCAGTCTCGTGATAAAGTATTCAGTCTATGGAATGAACTCCCATCATCTATTACTAATGGAAATATCACTACCTTTGAGGTTACAATAAATCTCAAATCTTTGCGCATGAATGGTATTCATGTTTATTACGATGAAAGTGAGTTAATCGAAATATGCCCTTTGTCGCCAGAGCGATTTCTAATAATAAACTTAGGGATAAATAATGGTGATTGTACTATCTGTCCTGACGAATATTCAAAAAATGAAATAGCTAGGTATCGACAAGTTAAAAAAATATGGGATCTGCTTTCATCTTGCTCTGATCACCAAGATGGGCATGAATTAATATTTTTATATAAGCAAAAGATCAGTGTTACATTAAATTATAACATTAAAGATCTTGAGCATGAATTTGATGGCTTTGCAAAGCTTGATAAAATTTTTTCTGATGAATTACATATGGATGCCAAATGTAATATCATGCGTAGTACTTTGCACTCTTTTCTTTGGCGTGAAAAACGCTCTGATTCATTCAGAAAGTTACTAGCAGAATTCACTCTCTTTTGTCTTGTTTTTGAAGAAAACTATCGAGCTTTTTCAGTTGGATTTAGTTTTGATAAAATACGTAAAGAATATTCAGAACGATTTAGAGATTATTTATCAAAACTAAATGGAATAATGTACGATACTTTGACAAGAGCATTGTCAATCCCTATTTCTAGCTTAATAAGTTTTGTAGCAATGAAAGGGGATTTTTCTGGTAGCTCTGCAATTATTAACGTTGGGGCGTTATTGCTTGTTCTCTTTGCATCAATAAATATATGGTATTTGGTTAAATTTCAGTCGTCTATGATCAGGATTTCACAGTCTGAATATAAGGATTTGTTTGATAATATTAGGACGGAATTACAGGATCTCGAATTAATTGAGCTGAGTCAGAAGGAACAAGAACTCAATGATCAATCACAAAAAGTAATATCAACATTGAAATTTGTTCAATCAATTTCTATCTGTAACATTATTCTTAATGCGGCATTATTTATCATGACTGTTTTTTAAAGGCTGTTGAATCACAGCCTTAGTCAATTATATGAGAGGGAGATCTAGAGTCGGGCTAATTTGTACCTTCCTGTCATAAATAAGAACCTGGCTTTCAGTCTTGTGTCCGCTAAATATCTGCTTATCTCTGCTGCTCCCTTCAAAATCTGAGATAGCTTTTGCCTTAATGTCGTGGAATGTGTAATCCAGTTGCCGGTCAAGTTCACTCTGTGCGGCCCGCACGGCCTTTAGCCAGCGATTATTGAATGTCTTGCGGATGAACTGGCCTCGATCGCTGTTATAGAGAACCAATGCGTCAGGTGAAAGCTTCGGACATGCTGCCTGTGCCGTTTCCAGCGCTTCCTGCAGGCGAGGTGTCCAGACCTTTATCTGTTTTTTCCCGGTTTTGCCCTGTTGTATAAAAATCCCTTTATCAGATATTTGCATCCAACGTAGTTCGAGTACGTCAGCTTGTCGCGCGGCACATAAGTAAGATATTTCCATTGCGGCTCTGACGACGTGATCTGCATGTTTATAAATTGCCAGGTAATCTTCGTCAGTGATGTATTGCTCACGAGCCTTGAGAGAAAATTTGCTGACGCCGGCACAGGGGTTTCCCTTAACATATCCGCGCTCATATCCCCAGCGGTAAACGCGAGACATGCTGCTCATTTCCTGGTTGGCCTGATTCTTACTTTGCAGACCACGACGATCCATAAACTGTCGCACGTCTTCAGGTTTGATTATGTCAGCTTTAACTTTGCCGAATACAGCGAGTAGTTTTTTCTGATGTTGCAGATAGTCACGCTGGGTTCGAATTGCCAGCTCTGTGTAGTAGGCGCTTTTGAGAAACATTCCCCAGAGCTTTTCGAACGTCATTACATCTGAGTAATTCCGTCGTTCTTCCTCATACCGTTTCCATAACGCTGACATTGTGAGAGTGATTGGCCCCAGTGTCACTGTTTCCCGTGACGTCGGTTTGTAGTAGTAACGCGTTTTTGTTTTGGATACGCGTGGCGGCAGCTTGTTATCTCCAGGATCTTTTCTTCTGCGCCCCATCTAAATAGCTCCGAAATCGGGTTTTTCTTCTGTGCTGGTCTGTACGGTGATCTGCCCGTTCAATACAGCGTTAATGTGCGTCCAGGTAACCATTGGGCGACCTTCCCGGTCCGGTATGTACGAGACGCCGCCGCGGTCGAGAATTTCCCTTTGTTTTGATGCTTTCTGATAACCGGTAAACTCAATCAGTTCTGCGTCTGTTAGCAGGTCGTTTTCTCTGGCCATGTTGGTCTTTCCTCATCATCCGGTACACGGCATCATCAGCATCACTGCATGCGCGTTCGATGTCTGACTGGGTCAGAGTCTTCTTTCGTACGCTTGCCGATAACCGGCCAATCTTTATATCGAAATCTGTGAGCAGAGTAGCTCCGGGTTGCCATCGCAGCATTGCAGCCTCCTGTGTTGGGTGAGGCCACAATGCTAGCGATAGTGTGGTTTTATTTCTGATTACGCTTAATCAGGTTTTCGGGTAGGAATGCGCCTTTCTCTCGCGTCACTTTAACGCTTTTCGGCAGGTGCATTCCCAACTCGCAACGGCTACGAGCTTCAATAATGCCGTTACTGCCATCTGAAAATACTACGTGAACCGCATCGCCACGTTTGAGGGATAGTTTCAGCATAGTTATCGTACCTGTAGTGAGCGTTCGCCGATCTCAAGGTGGGCACCCGGTACCGGATTTAACAGTTCTGCTGGCACTTCACCACCATCGGCAGTGATTTGTGCTGCGGCAGCTTCCGCAGCCTCGATCGCTTCTTTGATGGCTTTTTTGTCCGGAGCGACAATCGTCTGAACAGTAACCAACTCATCCGGTAATAGCTTTTCGTTGTCGATAACAACGCTGACGCTACCTTTACGGGCAGTAAAGCTATTCTTAGGGGTCTTGAGCTTGTCCAGATTGGCAGCAAGCAGGCAAGACAGAATATATTTACGAAGCGTTTTATCTTTATTTTCGAAAGATTTTTTACGCTCAGCCAGGCGCTTTATTTCTTCATCGCATGTTTTGGCATGGCCGAGGTTATTACGCGCGATGACCATGATGGCATCCAGCTTATCCGCCAGTTCACCTTCAATTCCTTCCAGTGTATCGGTGATCATCTCCGGAGTTAGTTCATCAGAGCTTTCCAGCAATTGCAGAAGGTTGGTGTAGTCAGCAGCTAACGCGATTGCAGTAGTCATTATGCATTCTCCTGGGCTTTGTTCAGTTCAGCGATACGTTCATCTTTGATGGTTGTCAGGCGACGCAGGCGCCCACTTAAATAGCGCGCATGCTGCGTGTCTCCCTTCGCTTCTGCGTCCTTGCGATGCACCTCTGCTTCACGGGCAATCGAAGAATAAACCTTATTGATCTCGTTCTCAGACACAGCTGATGCAAGGGTGTTTGCGACTCGGGTCAGTTTATCGTCCAGCTCCTGACGTACGCGGGCTGCATCCTCTGCGTTTTCGCTGGCGTTTTTGAGCGCAAATTCAGCTTTATTTTTCTGGCGATATTCCGGGTTATCGTACAGGCCCATGAAAATATCCGCGCAGAAACCGAGTGCAGACAATGCTTTTTTGGTTGCGTCAGTCAGTGATTTTTTTGTCGCTTCACCATCGCAAATTGGGCCGTATTTGCTGCCGTAAATATACGGGGTACACCCGAATGAAATCTCTTCACCGCGCGCACCATTCCGGATGTACCAAAGACTGATTTTGATAACGTGGTGTTTTTCTGTAAGGACGCCACCGATACCGTCCGGGATGAGTTCCCATGTGTTATTACCGTCAGCCCCTTTGACTGTGCGAGTAATTGGCGCTCCATCGTCAAAGCGTTCTTCAAGAATATCCACACCCCAGCCGATACCTTTCGGACCAAATTCGCGGGTAGCGATCATGGTCATGTAGGTGCCATTGATTGAGGTTCCGCCGCCATTCACAGAGAATGCGGAGGTAAAGCGCTCATCTGTTTTGAAAACTTCTTTCCACAACTCCAGGTTGTCGTTTTCGCCAGCCTGCATTTCATTAATACTCTTAACCAGTTCAGACGCCTGAGGAAGCGATTCTTCACGCTTAACACGCTCGACGAGCTGATCCACATCCTGAACGAGAGCTTTCACTTTATCGCTCAGATTTTCATTCGGTTGGCCAGCAGTCTCCTGGCTGGTCGCATATACTCCGTAACCCATATTGTTTAGCGTTTCACGAGCTTGTTCCGCTTGGTCTTCTGTAACTTTTTCCTGTTCTGTCACTTCCGGTTTTTCACCTTCATTTGAGGCTGTTTCAGGCATAGTTCCATCACGCGAAAGTGTTCCGTCATCGTGGGTTGAATCCTGTGGTTGGGTATCGGTTTTAACCCATTTAGGATCATTAGGGTCGCTGATACCTTCCACATATTCGCCGCGTTCTGCCGCAAGCTGCTTGCTGGTTCTTTCTGCATCCGTTTCGGCACATTCGAGTTGACCATGTTCAGCGAGCCATGAATCAATATGGCGTCGCAGTGACTCAGGGAAATGGTATGTATCTTTACCGGAACCGTTATTTATTCAGGTGGAGAGAAGACCGTAAAACTCCGCGAAACGGCAACTGTATGGACTTCTGGCAGCAAAGAGAATTACGACAAAAAAACGGGCTATAGGGTAGGTATTACTAGCCGCTGTCGTTTGCTGCTGGATACCATAAAACCCATTGAGAATCCTACTGAATCCCAATTACCCCAAAAATCCAGCGAACTGCCGGCGGAATACCTCGTGGCGATTATGAAGGGTAAAACGCTCTCATATCAGGGGATTATGTCAGCGATTAAAAAATATTACCCGGAAATCAAAATTACCCTGGATCAGCTCCAGAAACGCGTCTTTGCTCTTTGCATGTCGAACTTTGTTGGCATCGAACGGCATGACGATATGCCGGTTACACACTTCACGCTGAAAAGCGTTGATCCGCGTTTCTATGTTCACTCAGAGAAAAACATGAGGGCTTAAGGCATGACCGGGCAATCGGATTACCTCCCGCCCGGTCTCCCGCTCAATCGTGCTAAATGGCCACAAGAGTGCCAACTCAAAGAGCATTACGACATGCGCGCCGCTGCGCTCGTTCGTCAGCTCTATGAGCGGAAAGTTACTCGCCAGACGGTTATTCAGCACATTGACGCGACGCCGGAGAGTTATCGTGAATTTTTCAGAGAACGTTTGAATTACTGGCGTGATAACACCAGATAATTAATATTTTGAACATGAGGCTCTTGAGAGCCTCATGAGTTATCTTATTCTGTTATTGAAGTTGCTTTATATAAAGAATCCATCCTTTTTCTGCGATATTCTCTTAGCCGGTCTATGTCACCTTCAAAAGTGGAAATCCCAAAGGCAGCATTATGACTAATAGGAAGGCTATGTCTGGCTACAACTGTGCTCTTAAAGAACTCACTCAATTGAATTGGTTTTTCAAATTGATTTATTAAGTCTGAAGCTTGAAGAGTGTTACTTTCCCAAAGTTGATGTAGTGGCGTGTTTGAAGATTTTAATTCCCCATGATTATTTTGAATTCTAATTCCCCCAATATGGCTGTTATGCAATATTTTACTAAGTGCGGAGAAATCGGTTATATAAACATCGTTGAACTTTCCTGGTAATGAAAATGGAAGGTTGTTAACTATTACAGGGATGACTTCATATGCATTAATATCAAGACCGAATTTGTCTTGAAACACATCGGGGTGGTCTTTTAAACCTTGCACAAGTCTTTTTACTTGCTGTGCAGTCTCAATAAAGAATTCTTTTTTCTTGTATGCCTTATTAACCGAACCGCCGGACAAATTAGTGTTTTTACATTCTAAAACGAATACTTTATCATCTAAAACAACGATTGCATCGTATTCGTACTCTTCGGTTCCGCGCTTGAACTTAAAATATTGGTAGTTCATTTTTAAATCAGAAAGCATATCATGCATCTCTTTTTCAAAACCAAACCCTTTTTTTGAAAGATCTACTTTTAGCGAGGAAAACTGAGATAAAATTATATTGCTTATTCCTGGGCTAAAATATCCAATGCTGCAAAATAAATATTTTCCTGACTTCAATTTCAATAACGGTGAATCATAAAGGTCTCGAGATTCCATACCGAAGCTTACGTGATCAATGAATATTTTTGACTTATCACTTGATATGCCTACCAAAAGGAATATTGCATTTAATTCAGAAAGTGTATATATCTCTTTCTTTTCAGATAGTTTGGCCAGTTTTTCAAGTGCAGAGTAACATCTAACCCATTCTCTTAATGTTAGTCCTGAAACTAACATATTCTCATCTGATAAACATAGTGTTTCAAGGAGAGCTACGTATGCTGGGAACTCTGAAACCGTGACAGAACGACCATTATCTAATGTCGACAGATTAAGCATGCTATCATCAACAGTTTTATGGATGTTGTATTTATACATTGCTTCAATGAAATTCTGAGAAAGCTTCGAGTAAAGTCTTTCATTCGAAATGAAATCTGCGCGAATAAAAATGTCTTTAGTCAACTCAAACGCATAAAATACGTCTAGGCCAGAGTCTTCTAATCCCTCTGGTAAATTTGTGGAATTATATTCATTTAATTCATAATCGAAAAGCAAACATGTTTCGACAGAGCTTTCCAGAGCAAACCAAAGAATTGAGTTACTAAAAATTCTTCCAGCATCTTCGAGGTCTTCCTCTTCTACTTCAACCGCGTCGGGAATGATGGTTAACTTTCCGTTGATTAGTTTATGATTGAAACTAAACATTTTCAGGGTAAGTGATAAATAATCAACAGTTTTCGTTATTACTCCGTCCGGAGAATAAGATTTTCCATCCTCATTCTGCAAGAATGCTGTTGACACATCGTATATTTTTGAACCTTGATCAATGTTTTCTAGATGTTTTTTGGTTTCATCTTTTAAAAAGCTTATTTCTTTCTGAGCTCGTCTTATTACAGCCCAGCATTGTATTTCAGGTGATTTTTTACTGATTGCAAGGTTGGAAAGATTTAATTTTATGGCGTCATAAATTTTTTCTGCGCAAATACATAACTTTTGTAGTTTGTCTATTTTTTCTATTATTTCTTGATCGCTCGTAGCTACCTTTAATTCAGCAAGTAATGAATCTCTTTTTGTGCGTTCATTAATTTTGTGGGGCTGAATGTTTATGTTTTTTTTAAACATTGCAATAAGAAAACGTACCAATTTTTCGTTATGGTTATGCTTTAACTCTTTAACAATTTTCTTGGGTTTGAACTTGTAGTAGTCAATCTCTAAAGCCTTGAATATATTTTCACTGTGTGATTGTGACATGATGAAATCTTTCCATAATGATACTATATCTTTTGATATGATATTCGCTTTTATTATTCGTAATAAAAACAAAACCTGTAATCAATACGCAATTGAAGCCACAATGATTGTAAATATAATGTGCTGTGAACTGCAATTGATTTTGAACATAAATTATTTCCTGTGAAACTGAAAGGGTTGTGACAGGTTGTTCACTGGTGTCATAAAAGAAAAAGATAATTTTTGTTAGGATGAAATAATATAGCGTTTGTTGTAGTGCATCCATTCAACGGAATATTAAATAAAGAAATTCTATTAGCTAGGACCATATCTTATGGAGGAGGGATTGATAATTGTTAAATAAAGTGCCTCTTCGTGGAGCAAGCTAAAGCACGTGTAAAGTCTGTAGTAAATCAATAATGCTACAAATATGTTGCAAGTATAGCCAGCGAGAAGATTAGCTTTAGTGCGCTGGTAGTGTTCTTTACGAATAAGGCAACGCTTAATGATCTGCTGGGCGCCATAGTCTGTAGTATGATGAATTACTGTGATTTTTTTTGTTAATAATCAACGGCTTATAAAAGCAATCACGGTGTCATTTTTAACCTTTTGTGCCTTTAAAAGTTTGCACTCTCCCTTACTTGAGAGTATATACTGTATGTCTGTACAGTGCTTTAAGAAAGGGGAGGGAGCGTGTTCAAAAAAACGGAAGTGGGGGAACATCTCCCTGATAACGGTCGCGTTCTTATAACCTGTAAGAATGGGAAGGTCACAGCACTCAGAAACATCTATGACGATGAGCATATTGCCAACCTTAAGTCATTGATTGAAATGGCTGAATTGTCCGGCTATACTGTTGTTGAAAAGGACAAAACTAGGTTATAATTAGGGTATCGGACTGAACACCCGGCACCTGTGTTTCTGAGCAATTGCTGCGCTAAAGGGGAAACCAATGGCGCAGTATTCATTTGTAAAATCAGCAGGCGGAGTATTAATACCGGCGACGCCTGACGCACGTGAATTTATTGAGAAAAAATTCCGTCTTGGTGCAGTTTTATATGCTGACTTTAAACAGGCACGTAATGCGGCATTTCACCGTAAATTTTTTGCTCTCTTGAATCTTGGTTTTGATTACTGGCAACCGTCGGGCGGTGCAATATCCCCGGCAGATAAAAAACTGGTTCGTGGGTATGTGCAGCTGGTGGCCCATTATGCTGGTCATGAAGAAACACTCCAGGAACTGGCCGATCAGTATCTGCGTGAAGAGGCAGAAAAACGCGCCGGCAATATCAGCGCTGTAAAATCCTTTGAAGCATTCCGAGCTTGGGTAACTATTGAGGCGGGTTTTTATACTCAATACGTAATGCCTGACGGTACTACCCGCAACGAACCCAAATCCATATCGTTTGCCAGAATGGATGATCTTGAGTTTTCCCAGCTCTATAAATCCGTACTTGATGTGCTATGGAATTATATTTTGTTCCGCACATTTCCTACCCAGCAGGCTGCAGAAAACGCTGCCTCACAATTATTCAGTTACGCCGCATGAAGAAAATCGACCTAACCAAACAGGCGCGCGGTCGCATGTGTACTGTGCGCATTCCAGGTATCTGCAATTTTAATCCAGAAACCAGCGTTCTTGCCCATTATCGCATGAGTGACACCTGCGGGATGGGAATCAAACCACATGACATGCAAGGCGCAATTGCCTGCAACTGTTGCCATGACGTAATTGATGGCCGTGTGAAAACCAATATTGATCAGGACACTCTGAGGCTATATCACGCCGAAGGTGTTTTCCGTACCCAACAAATCTGGAGAGAGGAGGCGTTTATATGATTAACCCATCAACGACAGGAAAGGGTGGTGAAATGCTACGATTAAACACCCTCGAGTCAGTCTGGATTCAGGGAAAACTTCGTATGTGGGGCCGATGGTCATATATTGGCTCCGGGTCTGGCGGACATATGTTTAATAACCTTCTCGCGTCAAAAAAAGTTAGTAAAACTGCCATTCAACAGGTATTGAAGCATCTCAAATCATCGGGTCTGGATCACAGTGAACTGATGTCATATTTTCTGGACATGCTTTCCGGAAAAGAAAAAAGCAACCTGGCATTCTGTACCGATGAAGAAGGCCTGTTAATGGATGCTGTGATCGGTGAAATATTGGTCCGGACAGGTCATCAGCGTCTTTTTAAATTGGTAGTTGATCGGTACAAGGATCGTATGAGTAAGAAGGCTATGGCAAGAGAACTGAATACCCGTCACCCGGAATGGTGCTTACGTACCTGCGAAAGCCGAATTGATGTCTGGTTGCAGATGGCAGAAGCAATGCTGTACTCACCAATGTGTGATGTATTCGATAAAAAAGCTGATCGATTCCGGTTGCAAAGTTGCGCGGGGATTGCTTGAATTCAGCTATGCTCGCGAAGCTACACCCGCAGCGATAGATAAAAATTAATAACCCGCCATCAAGCGGGTTTTGTCGTTTCTGGAGGATGGAAAAATGAAATAGCTAAACGGAAAGACCGCATTGGATGCCATATTTTGGCAACGTGACGACAGCGTTAATCTGGTCGGGCTCCCATGGCGACGTAGTGAGGGAGAGGAAGCTTAAAGCATCACTTAGTTACGGCTGGCGCCCGGTTTAACGCATCAGTAGCCCGACAAAGATACAGTGCGCCGCGACACTCACAGCGGCAACGATTAACGAGCCTCGGTATTTACCGGGGCTTCATCATATTCAGGGCTCGCTGACGGACGGCTCATAACCCAATCCGACAGGCGCTTGCGCAGAGCCCGCCTCTATATCAGGCTCCGGGTTCCATCTTCGACATTGCCCCGTAGCATATACAGCCCGATAGCCTGATCCCTTACAACACACAGCGCCCCGATTACGGAGGTGCGGATATGCAACGTATGAACCCAACCGATGGACATAACATGCCGTACTGGTGGTCAGGGCTACTTGGTTTTTTTTCTGTTCTGAGTTTGCAAGATTATGTATTTATCCTTGGCGCTCTGATCTCGGCTTATTTCACCATTAAGACCTACTACGCGAAGCGGAAAGAAGAACGTGAACGGCTTGATGAAGAGAAAAAAAGAACGCAGTTATTGGCTAAGTACCTTGCTGATGTGGCCGTTAAACCAGGTCGAGATCGCCCAGCAGCGGCTGAGGTCGTTACAGAGGCAATGAAACGCATCTCTGGTGAGGTAGCAAAATAACTATGGCCTCGACAAAAACAAAATTAAGCGCTGCCGTTCTTGGGCTAGTGCTTGCCGGCGCGCCTGCGTCAGTAATTCTCGACCAGTTTCTTGATGAAAAAGAGGGTAACAGCCTGACGGCGTATCGTGACGGTGGCGGAGTGTGGACCATTTGCCGTGGCGCCACGATGGTTGATGGTAATCCAGTAGTTCAGGGAATGAAGCTGTCTGCTGAGAAATGCGCCCAGGTGAACGCCATAGAACGCGACAAGGCGCTGGCGTGGGTTGAGCGAAATATCAAAGTACCACTGACCGAACCACAGAAAGCCGGGATCGCGTCTTTCTGCCCCTACAACATTGGTCCCGGAAAATGTTTCCCGTCTACGTTCTATAAGCGAATTAATGCTGGCGACCGCAGAGGTGCCTGTGAAGCGATCCGCTGGTGGATTAAAGATGGGGGCCGAGATTGTCGCCTGACTAAAGGCCAGAAAAATGGTTGCTATGGTCAGGTAGAACGGCGAGATCAGGAAAGCACGCTGGCGTGCTGGGGGATAGACCAGTGAACAGAAGCATCGTTGTTGTTGGGATGGCAGCTATCATCTTAATCGCGGTGCTCTGTGTGCTGCTGGCGCGCAGCAATGCAGCGCTGACCTCGTCCGAAAGTGACAACCGAGTGTTGCGTAGTGACAACGCACTACAGGCGACGGTAATAACCACTCAGTCTTTCAACTTCAACCGGTTTAACCAGATAGCCGAGAACGCCAATCGCCTTAACTCGTTGATAGATGCTGGCACCGAAAAAACAGTTATCGAATACCGGGAGATTCTTCGACGTGAAAAGACCTGTGATCTGCCTGTTCCTGCTGATGTCGCTAGTGGGCTGCTCAACTACGCGAACCGTTTACGTGCCAGCGCAATGTATCCCGATTCCGGGAACACTGACGCAGCCGGTGATAGCGCCGTTGCCGCCGGCTCGTTGACGTACTGTCAGGCTGTGCTGTGGATTAACCCACTGCTGGCCGTTATTGAAAAAGCAAACAACCAACTAGATGGTATCCGGCAAGTAGAGTTGAAGCGCCATGATGTACGAGCATCAACTCCATGAAGTCTGGTAGAAGATGTGCGCAAATGTAGTTAAAAAAACGATTACTCGTTTTCTAAACTTAAGCTGTCGGAAAGCAAATGTTCTAATGCTTTAGCCTTATCACTACATTCATCCTCTACAAGAGAGTGTTGGAATAATTTTTCCTCATTCATATCTAAAGATCTAAGCATCTCTTTTTTAGAGACAGGTAGCGAAGGGGTGTGGAAAAACCAGTATGATTTTTCTCCAAAAGGAGTTGCATAGCTGGCAATCTTCCTATTTTGACTATCAATAACATAGCGACCGTCTAAAAGACGAGGAGTGTTAACGCATCTTTCTTTTAGCTGGCCTATGATTTCACTTGAACAATAATTAGTCATATGTCTCCACCTCTACGAAGAAAAGGGCGAGTGACCGCCCTGTGAACTAACCGCGTGCCTCACGACCGTCATCGTCTTCTGGAACACGATAACGCCAATATTTATCCGGTTTAACCCAAACGACATCATCTCCGCTATCAACTCTAAATTTGTTGAGTACTTTAGTTGATAGCACTAGGTTACCATCCGCATTTTCCTTGAGATGTTGCTCGTTGTTTTCTTTAACGAGATAGTCGACAACATCCTGCTGATAAAGGCATCCATCAGATTGAAGATTCACAATCATCCAGTCTGAAATATCAGAAACAGACAGCTCAGGCGCGTTTGGGTTTATGGCTTTGGGTTTGTTGCGTTCAGTGATTCCTCAGGGAATGTTCCATGTTCGAGTTTTTTACCTGCAAACCATTGGCATTTGTAGTTCCCATATTCACTACTGCCATCGAAAACACGAAGCTGATGTTCTCAGCACTATGGAAGTTAGTCTCGGGCGATTTTGAAGGTGCATGGGGGGATGTGGTTAAAATCTTCGATAACGGCGTTGAACTGATGAAAAAACCGTTCACGGCTTTTATTGACTGGGCGAAAAACATCTTTGCTGGGCTGGGGGAATACATCAGCAATATTATCAGCAACGCTGCTTCAAATGCCTGGAATGCGACAAAGTCATTCTTCGGGTTCGGTGAGGATGAACAGCAGCAGGGAGTAACCGACGGCGGTAACGGCGGCATGAGTCCAGATGGCATCCCTTATGGCATGAATGCTGCGGTGGGGATCGCTGGTGGTGGCTTGACAAGCAATTCAAGCGTTAGCCAGCAGAACACGATTCACATCAACACATCCGATCCGGTTGTCGCCGGGAATACTGCGGCAGATAGCCTGCAACAAAACATGAAGGATGCCAACCGGTTGAGTGGCAGAGGAGGTAGGTAATGGGGATTATAGACGGCCTCATGCAGGCGCAATCTTCTGGCAAAGATACTGTTAAAAAGGTAGGGATCGGCGGGTTTTCAATGTTTGCCCGAGTGAGCGACGCTACTGAATACCCATCTCAGGTTCCGGTATACGTATCGCTACTGTAGTTGTATCCGGCAACAGCCTGTGCGATGCCACTGGGGAATGAAGTGGGAAGCGTAACATCTGTATAATTTATGGTTGAAGATGTTGTGGGAAGCGTCATTGACGTAGTGTCACTGATACCCCACTGAATTATCAGGTTTCGCTTAATACCATCAATAATTATGGGCAGGGTTGCATACCCGTTATATCCAAGTTTTCCACTGCCAACCCCTGCTTTTGCTATTTCTCCCAGACCAACGTTTGCGAAAATGAATATTTCAGGTACAGATGGCATGATCCCAGCTTTTAGCGAAGGGATTTATCATGCTTATTGGCTATGTACGCGTGTCAACAAATGACCAGAACACTGCACTACAACGAAATGCGCTCGAGTGTGCAGGATGTGAGCTGATTTTCGAAGACAAGATCAGCGGTAAGGTGTCCGACAGACCAGGATTAAAAAAGGTGTTCCGGACACTATCGGAAGGCGATACGCTGGTGGTCTGGAAACTGGATCGGCTCGGTCGCAGCATGCGACATCTTGTTGTATTAGTGGAGGAACTGCGGGAGAAAGGGGTTAACTTCCGGAGCCTGACGGATAGCATCGATACGAGTACTCCGATGGGCAGATTCTTCTTTCATGTAATGGGCGCGTTAGCTGAAATGGAAAGGGAGCTTATTGTCGAACGCACCCGGGCAGGGTTAGCAGCCGCACGCGCAGAAGGACGTATTGGTGGAAGGCGCCCAAAATTTAGTAGTGAAGAATGGGCGCAAATGGGACGGTTGATAAAAAATGGAATGGATCGAAAGCAGGTTTCAATTATTTATGATGTTGGAGTATCTACACTGTACAAAAAATTCCCTGTGTCTATATGTGAGGTCGGAAACTAGTTGAACTTACCATGGGGGTTATCAATGCCTGCATCCATGTAGTGTATTGCTTTCTGTAACTCCTTTATCAATTCTTCTGCACGAGTACGTGAGATACACATAAACTGGTCAGGGAACCCCTTTACTGGCCAATGTGGGATGCAGGCCATGTTATCGATGAATGATGCGGACAGATAGATTTCATTTGTGAGCAAGGAATAGCCGATGTCAAAATTGGCTAATTCTTGTAGGCTGCTGACATTGGACTCTCTGTTTTTCAT